AACACGAGCAAACAGATAAAAAAGGGCCAGCCAATTGGCCAGCCCTTCTTAACAGGATGTCGCTTAAGCGAAACCTTAGTTAAGACGCTCCTATTAACACCCCATACCAAACAAGCACTTATCATATAAAACAACTAGTTAAAGTAATTTTTAATGCAATGAATTGCAGTGCTATGAAACCTCTGCCGCCACATTGTCGCCAACATACAGCGATAACGGATTGAGGGTGACAGCTTGTTCAAGGTGGTCAGGAGCAAAGTGTGCATACTTCATTGTTTCTCGAATATTGGCATGCCCGAGAATTTTCTGCAGCACCAGTATATTCCCGCCGTTCATCATAAAATGTGCACCAAAAGTATGACGCAAAACGTGCGTCTTCTGCCCTTCCGTCAATTCAATATTCGTTAGTTTGAGCATCTTTTTAAACTCCTGATAGCAGGGTTTAAACATTCTGCCTTGACGTTCGGACAACTCGTCGTACAGCCATTTAGGGATAGGAACTGTGCGATTCTTCTTACCTTTGGTTTTGGTGAACGTCAGTTTATATGGAGAAAGTTGCGGGCGGGTCAATCTCTCCGCTTCCCCCCATCGAGCGCCGGTTGCAAGGCACACCTTAACAATCATGGTGAGGTCTTCTTTGCCGTATTGCTCGCAGGCTCGAAACAGCTCAGGGAGTTGAGACAAAGTCAGCCATGACATTTCTTTCTCAGCTTCTTTGAATACTCGGATCCCATCAAGTGGATTGGGTAGGCTCCATTCCCCTAACCGGCGGAGCTCATTAAACACTGCTTCTAGGTATTGTTGTTCGCGATTGACGGTTATAGGTTTGGCGATCCATTTCGAGGGGTCTTTATGATAACCATTGTCTATTTCACCACGTAATCGACGGTCACGATAATGAGCCCAGTCTTTCGCGGTAAGGCGAGATGCAATCGGGTCGCCAAGTCCATTACATACGATTTGAAGCTTTGCAAACCTCGACTTACTGGCGACTAACGCTTGACCGTGCAAATTGTGCCAAAGCTGAATAATCTCGCTTAAGCGTCGGCGGTCTTCTTTCTTGCCGAGCCACGGCTTATCTTCACTCTCGCTTTTGGTAAATGCTTCGAATGCCTCGGCCTCACCTTTGGTATTGAATTGCCGACGTATACGCCGCCCTTCTCTACCATTTGGATAGAGCTCGCATAACCATTTGCCATTTTTTTGCTTACTTACAGTCATAATGTCACCGAAGCAACTCTAATTATTCGCAAAGTGCTGTTGCGGCATCCATTACAGGATCCAAAGGAATTTTTACACCTGCATACTCTGGACTGTCTTTCCAAACAGCATCAATATTGCTCCCCTCAAGCTTTCCAGACTTTACTCCATCAATAGCAAAACCATTTAATGGGTATCGGTCATCAGTTGCTTTGTCGTACACAAAGGCATACTTACCGTTGACGCAAGACACCGTAGCTTTTTCAAAAGTTAACGGCCAATCATCACCAAACTTAGTGCCGTCTAAATCCTGTGTTTTTTCAGAGGCTAAGGAGCCAAAAGAAAAGGTAAGAAGCATAGCTAAAAAGAGTTTACGTTTCATAATTTCCCTTATACGTGTTTTTCCAATGTGAAAACTACAACCCCGGCAGGCGTAATGTCGGTAATGTTGCATTCAAACTCAGCAGACTTATTTGACAACCTGACTTTTCCACCAGGTAAACGAATTACATCAAAAACATCAAGAGCGCCGTCGATATCAATTAACCAGCGGCCATTACTTATATTCGAAGCAGAACAGTCGACAAGCCAAGAGGCGGCCACACCGTCAACAAAAATCAATTCCCCTGAGTTAGAAGGAATCATTGAGGGGTCAGGCTGCCACGTTCCTGCGTCCTTAAGCTCACCAGATTCGAGGCGAGATTTTTTAATAGAAAAACCAGATGTGACACCTTCCCTGTTAGCTCGCATTTGCCCCTTGCCTGTTGCTAACCATTCCAGTGACGTATCGGTATCAAGAGCGCATGTAACAACAACATCACCGGGGAAAAAATCTCGCCTTACCCATGTGCTAATTGTGCCAGAGGAAATGCCGAGCAAATCACCAAGCTCCTTTTGCATGGTAAAGCCGTACGCATCAAGAATCCTACGCAAAACGGTTTTACCACCATTCGTCATAATCTCGTCATAAAGCTCTTTGCCTTTTAACTTGCAACCGGCACGCTCGCAATTTGCATTTGCAAGCTCTCCATTTACAAGCCAATTGATATCAGCTCCCGTGTCAAGACAACACCTAACTATGACGTTGCCAGGTATTGCATCACGCTGAACCCAGCCGCTAACGCTGTGTTTAGCGATACCTAGCAGGTCAGCCAAATCCTTTTGCATCTTGACGCCATAGGCTGACATTAAGCGTTCCAATACGCCGTTCGTTGCACTAACACGCCACTGAACATCAAGCTCAGAACTCATAAAAACCCCTATAGATAATTTTATGGGTGTTTACAGAAAACTTTTTACGATCTATAGTGGCGTTCATCGACCAAGATGCACACCACTGCACTACATTTCAAACAACAGGAGATAATGCGATATGTCAGATGCAAAATCAATCCCGCTGCATGACACACAAAACTTACAAAATCAAACTGTATTGCTAGACGCTGGTCAGTTCAACGCGCTTGTAACCATGATGCAGCTATCCATGCAAAACATGATTCGTACAGCGATGTTAGACACCATGTCAGTAAAAGACTTCGCCGCCGCCCGTGGCGTTAGCGAGCGTCTGGTCTGGCAATGGATTGATGAGGGCGTCCTTCTCAAAGCTCCCACCAAAGATGTTACCAGCAAAGAAAAAGCCGCTAAGCGTAGCCGCACCCTTATCAACGTCAAAGCATGGCGTGACAAACTGACCCAGCAAGCTATCGATTGCCGTTATATCAACTAACAGTCATCGCTTAACTGAACTTGATTTTGCAAGTTAAAGGGAGTTACAGCATGTTAGATTTTCGTGTTTCGTCACATGCGCACTTTGACGAGGCCTGCAGAAAATTCGCAGCTACTCATAACGTGAAAGAACTAGCGAATAAAGCCGGAATCAAGCCGCATACGCTTTACAACAAACTCAACCCAGAACAGCCGCACCAGTTAACGCCGCGTGAAATCTGGACACTGACAGACCTGACCGAAGACTCGACTCTCGTCGATGGTTTTCTGGCGCAGATCCATTGTCTGCCATGCGTACCGGTCAACGAGCTGGCAAAAGAGAAATTGCAATCCTACGTCATGCACGCAATGAGTGAACTAGGCGAACTGGCAAGCGGTGCAGTTTCCGGCGACCGCCTCACGCCAGCCAAAAAACAAAACATGATTGCTAGCGTAAATGCGGGGATTCGCATGTTGTCATTATCGGCAATGGCGCTGCATGCACGCCTGCAGACTAATCCCGCTATGTCGAGCGTAGTCGATACTATGAGCGGTATTGGCGCATCGTTTGGTCTGATTTGAGGTGCGTATGCTGAAAAGTGAACCGTCATTCGCGTCTCTGCTCGTTAAGCAAAGCCCCGGCATGCATTACGGCCACGGCTGGATCGCAGGTAAGGACGGCAAGCGCTGGCACCCGTGCCGCTCACAGTCCGAATTATTAAAAGGGCTGAAAACAAAGTCGCCGAAATCGTCAGGTTTTTTAATTATTCGTATTGTCCACTTTGTAATTAAAGGAGTGAAACATGTCACGCGATGAATTAAGAATTGTTTTGGGTGCCATGATTCCAAATATGGAGGAAGGTTTTGAAATTAAAACCCGCGACGGCGCAATACTTCGCGTTGACCCTGAGTGGGAGTGCTGCAAAGAATTTAAGGATGGATTAAAAGCCGAAATCATCAAGCAGTTAAAAAGCAAGCCTGCTGTTGTATTTGGATATAGTTAATTAATTAAACGTAATTACTTGGCGTAAACCCGCCGGGCATTCTTTTGCCAAAAATCAGGAGGATATATGAGTCGAACTATTTATTTATCAACGCCGAGTAGTGCTGGCGACCACGTGCTGGAGTCTTTGTTTAAAGAAGCCAAAAAAGAAGAGCGCAAAGACCGCGCTCTCGCCGTTTCAATCCGTCTCGAAGCTCTGGCCGTTCACATTACCAATTCAGATATGACCGGCAAAGAAGCGGCCGAACTGTTGCGCCGTGAAGCAGCCCGCTTTGAGAACGAGTCACAGGAGCTGCACTAATGGCCGACGCAATTGATTTAGCACAACAGCGTGAGCAGGAAGACCGCGAGCGCCACATCAGCAACGCGCGCAGCCGTATCGCTGCGCCCTCTCGCTTCCTCTGCGAAGAATGTGACGCACCAATCCCGGAAGCTCGCCGCATTGCGATTCCGGGCGTGGCCTTTTGCGTGACATATCAGCAAATCGCGGAGCTCAAACACAAACACTACAGGGGCGTTTAAATGGTTAATAAACACTTAACAGACAAGCGCGCGCGTCTGCGCAGGGCCGCTCAAGACTACCAATCTACATTATCGTGGTATCAAGAAAACCTCGATAGTCCAAATGCAGAACAGGATTGCGATGAGGCAACCGCGGCATTTAAGCGCGAAATCGGCCATCGAGAGACAGACATTATTGCTGACCTGTTGGATGAAATAGACGAGCTCCGGGAATACCGAAAAGCTCGCATTGTTCCTGATGGCTGGATAGCAGTACCTTCGGAGCCTACTGGCGATATGCTGGCGCGAATCAAGCTTTCTGATATTTGGACAACCGAAGCGCTAACCACCAGATACAAAGACATGCTACGCGCCGCCCCTCGCGCGCCATATGAGGGGATAAACAAATGAGCATTAATATCAGTATTGGCGACAAATGGGTTATTACCAGCGACCAGTATCAATTCATCCTGAATGAAAAGAAGGTCGTTAAGTCTGGTAAAAAAGCTGGCGAGGAATGGCTCGACACCATCGGTTATTACCCCAAGATTAACCAGCTTATTTCCGGGCTGATTCATCATCATATTCAGCAGTCATCAATTACCACGCTTGACGCAATGGCATCTGAAATTGAGCGTATCGGAGAAATGTGCGCCTCCTCTATCAAGGCGGCGACATGAGAAAAACACATCAACTAAAAATTCGGCCTGAGTTTTTTCAGGCTGTCATCAATGGAACGAAAAAAGCCGAGTTTCGTCTTGCTGACCGTGCTTTTGCTGTAGGGGATTTACTTTGCTTAAACGAGTATGGCCACTGCGAGTATGACCCGCAAAAGGTCGGGTTTACAGGGGCATTTGTCTACGTGCTGGTGACTCATGTAACTGACCTTAGCGAGTGGGCTCCTGGCTATGTGATGCTAAGCATACAGCGTAGGCAAATGGGGGAACTATGCGGGTAAGCGTTAATTATGCTTACCCGTGGAACACTCCACGGTCGGCAATAGCCAGCCCATATCTTACCTATAACCAACAGCATCGCCGCGACCGTATGTTCGCGGCTTTGCTGCATGCGAGAAAGGTGCTTTCTCTGCAGCCTGAGTGCGTGCGATTTGACGTTTATCGCACCGCTGAAGTGCTGGAACAAAATCAGGGCAGTCAACGAGCCAATGCTTTTTTAATCAACTTCTGCAAAAAGGCATTGCCGCGTCTTGAACTGGTCGCAAAAAAATATGAGTGTGCAGGCATTAGCAGCGATGTATCAGGCGCTGTTTTCGGTGGTCATTTCGATACGAAATATATGCAGTATCTGGCATCACGTATGGTCAATATGGTCGCCAGATACAACCGCCTCCCGGATATGTCGCGTGCCGACATTGACCTGCTTTCTGCTGATATCGCTAATTTTATTCGTGCTGAACTGGCAGAACATGATGACGCTGATTCACATTTCGGCGAGTTGGCGACATTACATGGCTGGTACATGCGCGCCGGATTAATTGCGCTGCAATTTGGTGTTACTCCTCCTCATTGGGCGGGACTGACAACAAAATACTTTGACCAGGACAAAGCGGCGCCAGCAATCATGCGCATGTTTAATGAGGTTTGGTGGCGTGGCCGTCTGCGACGCATTGCTGCGTCATGGCGCGAACATCTGCAAATTGCAGTCGGTAATGTCAGCAAAAAACGACACGCCTACGCGAGTAAAAATTGTGTGACCGACTGGCGCGAGCAGAAGCGCCGCACGCGTGAATTTCTCAAAGGGCTGGATCTCGAAGACGAAGACGGCAACCGCATCAGCCTGATTGAAAAATATGATGGCTCGGTCGCCAACCCTGCGATACGTCGCTGCGAGCTGATGACCCGCATCCGTGGGTTTGAAAATATCTGTAATGAACTCGGTTATGTCGGGGAGTTTTACACCCTGACCGCGCCGTCTAAATATCACGCCACAACTAAAGCAGGCTACCGTAACAGCAAATGGAACGGAGCCAGCCCGTCGGACACGCAGAGTTATCTCACTGGCCTTTGGGCGCGCATACGCGCCAAGCTACACCGTGAAGAAATCCGCATTTTCGGCATCCGTGTTGCCGAGCCTCATCACGACGGGACGCCTCACTGGCACATGCTTATGTTTATGCTGCCGGAAGACGTTGAGCGTGTGCGCCTCATTATTCGCGATTATGCGTGGGAGGAAGACCACCACGAACTGAGAAGCGATAAAGCCAAAAAGGCACGTTTTCATGCCGAAGCCATTGACCCGGAAAAGGGCAGCGCTACCGGCTATGTCGCTAAATACATTTCCAAAAACATCGACGGATATGCTCTTGATGGTGAAACCGATGACGAAAGCGGTGAGCTGCTGAAAGAGACAGCTCCCGCCGTATCAGCATGGGCGGCGCGCTGGCACATCCGTCAGTTCCAGTTTATCGGCGGTGCGCCGGTGACGGTCTACCGTGAATTACGTCGTCTCGCTGATACCGAGACCGCGCACGGTCTGAGCGTTGAGTTTGCTGCCGTCCATGATGCCGCTGACGCCGGTGACTGGGCTGGTTACGTTAATTCGCAGGGTGGTCCGTTTGTCCGTCGCGATGATTTACAGGTGCGCACGCTGTATGAGCCGCGCCCCGAGTTTAACCAGTATGGTGAGGAAACCGTCTGCATTCGTGGCGTCTACGACTCTGCTGTCGGTGCTGGCACCCCGATTTTAACCCGGTTAACGCAGTGGAAAATTGTGCCGAAGCGTGCCGTTGATTTGGCCGTTGACGTTAAGGGCGCTCCTGCGCCCTCTCGGAGTTCTGTCAATAACTGTACGGGAAGCGAAAGCGATCCACCGGAACTCGATTTATCAAAACCCCTGAGTCGACGTGAAAGACGAGAGCTGACCAACCGACTCAGGAAGCAAAAGCCAGCAATACGGCGAAAATTCATCCACGGAACGGATGAGCAAAACGCAGCTATAGCTAAAACTATCGACGAGATACAACTGACAACCGGCATTACAATCGGCCGTGGCGAAGCCCTGCACCTGATGGCCGGTGGTAAAAGTTGTTTTGATGGCAAATGGCTACGCGGAACGGCCAAAGGAGAAATATTCTTAGCAGCACCATCGCATCAGGCTAAGGCTAGAAAAATCCTTTATCGTGTTGCTGCGATGGCTGAGGCATCAAAACCAATGCCTGAGTAATTCATATCCATATCATGCACATACAGCAATCACCCTATTCATTTTTTTCTTCCCATCTTTTACCAATACGTGCTACTGTATAAACATACAGTACACCCTATGGGAGGGATTTCATGGTTGGCGAACATTTCAGCCGAACGCAGCAAAAGTGGGCTTGTGTGCAATTTATCGCCGAGGTATCTCTGATTGCAAACTGCAAGCCATCAGACTTAAAGCTCGCGCTCACTCTCATTGCAGACCTAGCAAACAGCGAAAATAACGAAACCGAAGATGATATTTTTTATAAGGCTGATTAGATTATGAGAATCAATATCACGTTGGATAAAGAGCAAAAAATTAGTCAGGCAACGTTGGATGCACTAGAGGCTGAGCTGTACCGCAATCTTCAACCTATTTACCCAAAGACTGCTATCCGCATTCGCAAGGGCTCCGCAAATGGTGTTGAGCTAAGCGGTTTGAAACTGGACGAAGATAAAAAACGAGTAATGGAAATCATGCAGCAAGTATGGGAAGACGATAGCTGGCTGCATTAATAAACGCCGCCAGCGCTGAAACTCGCTTTCAGTGCTGGCGGGGTTGAACAACGAGCTACGCGAGGCGTTAGTGTTAATTTAGTTTTAATGAATGGTACTCAACCGAGTCGACCTTAGATTTGATATATGTACAATCATTTACAGAGAGTAATGCTGCTAGTAAGCGACATACCAGAGCCTGCATTTCTCGTAATATATCATCACCATATTGACCGCCATTAACACTGGAGAAACCAAGCGGTTGACCATAGAAAATAGCCTCATGAAAATTATCATTGCGGATGGTTGTAATATTTTTTTTGCCTGTTACCCATGAAGGACGTGGTATGCCATAGGTTTCGCACAGCCACTTTAACCGCCTGGAATGATTTAACGTTTTTTCAGGGCACTTGTTTTTTTCTGCCCACGCTAAAGCAAAGCAACCATCCAATGCCATATAAAGATAATGGAACTTTTCAAATGAAAGGTATTGTGGGTTGTGAGATAAAAATAGTGCGTGCACCACTGCCGCTATTTTTATTGGTGATTTCTCTTTTTTTTGCTCGCTAGATATGTAATTGAGAGCCAATTCTATGATTGCTTTTTCAGAGCATCTGCCGAGAGTAAAGTCTGTTAACTTAGCAGGCTTGATGGGGGTTGCATCTAAAAAACCAGCTTCGGTGGTTGTTAATCTCATCCCCCTGAAAAAAGACAGGCACCACACAACAAAGTTGAGAGTTTCTAGCGAGGATGTATTTTTTAATTTTAGTATGTGCGTTTTTGGTAATCCGAATACTCGGCAACTATAAGGCATTGTGGATATGCCGCCATTAAAGTTATATATCTCTTGGTTTCCGGGGTATATCCAGCCATTAACAACATTTTTGTCATTGTTAACGCGCTCTACTTTCTCAGCGAGGCCGGGTAAAGTAAGTAAAGAAAAATTTTCAGTCTCAATGTTAACTTCTACTGGATAGTATCCAAACTCAGATCCAATCTCATCGGGCTGCTGTTCGGTAACTTCACCTTGCATATCTTTCTCCGTTCAAAAATAGGCTCGATAGTTATGGAGAGGCTATCATGTTTGGAAATAGCCAATGTTCGTGATTTTTGTAAATTTAAGGTGATTTATCAATAAATAAGCTGTGCATGCAACAGGTGCATGGTTTTGCATGCGTCAGGCTTGCCCGTTCTGGTAGTGCGCCGCCAGAGCTGGCACGGATCCAGAGTGGTCATGCAACTGCATTAAAACCGACCCATAAAGCGGGCAGGCGTGGCGGGGAAAGCATTGCGCGCCAGAGGTGGTGCGTAATAATAAAAATTATCGTCTGAGCGCGCCATGATGGCGCGTTTATGGTCGCTTTCGATTCGTTGGTGGTTGGGTGTGGTAGTGCGCGTGCGGCGCGTCTGAGGCGTGATGGTGGCGGGGTATGAAAAAACCGCCATAATGGCGGCTTGAGGGGGAGTTATTCCGGGTTATCGAGGGTGTACTCTTTGAACCTGATGACCTCCATGCCGAGCCAGTCGTTTACCTCCCTGAACCTGTCCTGCAGCGGCGACAGCTCGTTACGCACAAATACCTTTGCCACCTTCTCAACGTCACCGAGCGAGCCGATATTCTCGGGCTTACCGCCCATTAGCTGGAAAGGTACGCGGTGCGCATCCATCAGGTCGGCGGCACTGGCTTTCTTGATATTGAAAAAGTCATCCTTTGTGGCGACCTCGCTCAGTGGCACGATTTTTATGCCGTCCGGTTTTCCACCGGGGGCGTAGAAAAACAGGTTCTTAAAGTTGCCGAGCCCTTTCGAGTTGCGCATCGCCTCGCGTAGTGATTCGACGTCGGTCGCACTCTGCGCCGGGTCGGTTACATACATGATGTAACCCGCGTGCGCGCCGTTCTGGTAATACTTGCGGCGGAACAGCGTTGCGGATTCATTCAGCCAGGCAGAATTAAGCGCGCTGAGATATTCCGGCAGGCCGTAAATCTCCTGATTAATGTCAGGCTCCAGCAGGTGAAACACGGTATCAGGCGCGAACTCATGCGGCTGAGTGAAGTTTTCCACAAACCAGAAAATTGAATCATCAACCCCACGGCGGGTGTATTTTGCTGGTGATGCCAGCAACTTGATTAACTGGCCGGTGACGCTGTGGCGCTGCTCAAGAAAAGCGTTGCCGAAGACCAGATAGTCGAGCGCAAAACGGCTGAAATCCTGACGGGACAGCAGCGGGTGCGGAATGTAGGTGCTCGCGAGCACGTTGCGTTTAACGTAAATCGGTGAGCTGTGATGCACGGCAGAGCGCAGGCTCTTTGCCAGCCCGGAAAAGCTGACCGGCGGCTCGTACCATTTGCCGTTACTGATGCACTCGACATAATCCAGAATGTCGCGCTTATCGAGCACCGGAACTGGCTCACCGAAGGTGAACGCTTCCATTTTTTGCGGTGCGCTGGCTTTCAGTTGCTGTGGTGCGCGTGTTTTCTGCGCGGCGGCTTTGCGGGATTTTTGCTTACCCATTAGTTGAACTCCAGAATAGATTTAGGCTGCATGCCGCTACCGGCAGAAAGCGGTTCGTTTAACAGGGCGTGCATGGTCGCCCATGCGATATCGGCGTGACTGGCTTCCTCGGTGCGGCTGGCCTCGTAGGTGGCACTGCGCCCGCTGCTGGTCATGGTTTTGCGAATAGACATAAACGACTGCGTGACGTCGGTTGCCCCGGCGTCGTACTCCAGACAGCCACGGCGAATGGTGTCTTTCGCCTTGAGTACCATCGCGGTTTTCATCTCAGGTGTGTAACGGATGCCGCGTGCTGCCGGGTAGAATGAGCGCACCAACTGGAACACGCCGAGGCCGAGGCCGGTTGCGTCAATGCCGATGTATTCGACGTTGTATTTCTCGGTCAGCTTGCGGATGCCCTCTGCCTGCGCGGCAAAGTCCATGCCCTTCCACTGGTGGCGCTCCAGCATGCGGAACTTGCCACCCGAGACCACCGGCGGCGCGAGCACGACGCACCCGGCACTGTCGCCAGTGTGCGACGGGTCGTAGCCAATCCAGACCGGGCGAGAGCCGAAAGGATGGTCGGCGAACGGGGCAAAATCCTCCCATTCTTCCATCACATCGACCATGCAGCGCTGCAGCTCCTCGAACGGGAATACCGATGCCTTATCGTCGACAAACTCGCACATAAACAGGTTTTTAAAATCATCATCACTGTTTTCGCGTTTGAGCTGGTCGAGGTCGAACAGGGTGCAGCCCCCGGCAAGGGCGTCCTCAATGGTGACAATCTGCCGCCACTGGCCATCGTCGCAGAGCTGACCACCGGCGAGCGCGCGGTGACTGATGTCGATTTCGATGCGGTCAGCGGCACTGGCGCGCCCCTTGTTGAACAGCTCACCCGACCAGAAGGGGTAAGCCCCGTGCGCCAGTGTTGAGGGGGTCGAAAAGTAGGTTGAGCGCAGGTGCTTCTGCGATGCCATGCCCGAGGCGACTTTGCGCAGTTTCTGAAAGTTCGGGATCCAGAATATTTCATCGACATACAGGTCGCCGTTATGGCTCTGCGCGGTGTTGGAATTGGTACCGAGAAAAATCAGTTTTGCGCCGTTGTTGCCGATGACAATTGGGTCGCCGGTCAGGTCGACGTCGACCAGTCGCGCAAACTGGATGATGTATTCGCGGAACACGTAAGCCTGCGTTTTACTGGCTGACAGAAATATCTGGTTATGGCCGGTTTTGAGCGCGCGCAGCAGCGCCTCGCGGGAGAAATAGAACGTCGCGCCAATCTGGCGTGATTTGAGAATGTCGCGAATACGGTGTTCCAGCCCTGCGCGGTACCACTGCAACTGATACTCGAAAGACTGGTCGAAAAATAATTCCTCCAGTTTCTCGATAGCCTCGTCGCTGAAAAAATTCTTTTTCGGCTTTTTGCGCTCCCCTTTGTTGCGGTTGGCGACGTTGGGGTTAAGGTCGGCCTCGTTGCCGGTCTGGCTGTAGCGGTTGACGCGCGCCAGCCGCTCAATCTGCCGCCCGAGCAGGTCAATCTCTTTGAAATCGCCGCCTGTCTTTTGCGGCTTGGCGATGAGCTGAATCAGCCTGGCCTCAAGGCTGCTTTCAACGCGGGAAATCGGCGCGATGCCGTCCCAGCCGTCGCGCTGCTTCCAGCTCTGCACGGTCGGGCGCTTGACCTGCAGCATTTCGGCAATCTGTGGCACGGAAAAGCCCTGCCAGTAAAGCAGCGATGCCTGTCGTCGCGGGTCATGCAACAAGGTTGTATCGGTGGAAATGGTCATTGATGCCTCGCCGTAGTGGATTCAGGGCAAGGCTACTTAATGGCCGTCAGTGATTCGCTAAGGTGCTGTTGTGTGGGCGATTGTCCAGCCGTCGTTAGTGGTCTGGCGTGCCCTGAGTCTGGAAACTGGCGTTGACCAGTAACCCTAACCTCAGGACTCCTGACAATGGCAAAAAAAGTCTCAAAATTCTTTCGCATCGGCGTCGAGGGTGATACCTGCGACGGGCGCATTATCAGCGCCAGTGATATTCAGGAAATGGCCGAAACCTATGACCCGCGCGTCTACGGTTGCCGTATCAACCTTGAACACCTGCGCGGCCTGCTGCCTGATGGCATATTCAAGCGTTATGGCGATGTGGTCGAGCTGAAAGCCGAGAAAATTGACGACGATTCTGCGCTTAACGGCAAATGGGCGTTGTTCGCTAAAATCACCCCGACCGATGACCTTATTGCGATGAATAAAGCCGCGCAGAAGGTCTACACCTCAATGGAAATTCAGCCGAATTTTGCCAATACCGGCAAATGCTATCTCGTTGGTCTGGCTGTGACCGATGACCCGGCAAGCCTTGGCACCGAATACCTCGAATTCTGTCGCAATGCAAAACACAATCCGCTTAACCGATTTAAGGCTAACCCTGAAAACCTGATTTCAGCGGCAACGCTTGCAGAGCTTGAGTTTGAAGACCAGCCGGAAACGGTATTTACCGCCCTGACTGACAAGGTGAAAGCCATTTTCAGCCGTAAGCAGGTCAGCGACGATGCGCGCCTGAATGATGTGCATGAAGCGGTGACCACCGTCAGCGAACATGTGCAGACCAACCTGACCAAACAGGACGAGCGCCTTTCTGCTATGGAAACCGCGTTTGCCACCTTGAGTAAGGAGCTGACCGGCAAGGTTGAAGAAACCAGCCAGGCATTTTCCGCCCTGAAAACCACCCTCGATAAAACCGAAAGTTTCAGCCAGCCGCGACGCACGAAAGCCAGCGGCGGTGGCGGCGATGAGCTGCTGACCGACTGCTGATAAACCGCAGACCCGAAACCGGGCGGCAACCCCGCCCGATGCAGTGACTAACCGATAAATTCAAACAGGAAATACTATGCGCCCGGAAACCCGTTTTAAGTTCAATGCCTATCTGAGCCAGCTCGCCAAACTGAACGGCATCAGCGTTGATGACGTCAGTAAAAAATTCGCCGTCGAGCCGTCCGTCACGCAGACGCTGATGAACAAAGTGCAGGCGTCATCCGCGTTTTTGCAGACGATTAACCTTCTGCCGGTCGCAGAAATGAAGGGTGAAAAAATTGGCGTCGGTGTGACCGGTACTATCGCCAGCACGACCGACACCTCGGGCGATGATGAGCGTAAGACCGCAGATTTCACCGCGCTTGAGTCTAACAAGTACGAGTGCGACCAGATTAACTTTGACTTCCATCTGAAATATAAAACCCTCGACCTGTGGGCGCGTTACCAGGACTTCCAGCGCCGTATTCGTGACGCCATTGTCCAGCGTCAGGCACTGGATTTCATCATGGCCGGTTTTAACGGTACTACCCGCGCCGCCACCTCTGACCGCACCAAAAATCCGATGCTGCAGGATGTGGCCGTCGGCTGGCTGCAGAAATACCGCAATGAAGCCCCGACGCGCGTGATGAGCAACATCACCGACGCTGACGGTAAGGTCGTTTCAGCAGTGATTCGCGTCGGTCGAAACGGCGACTATGAGAACCTCGACGCGCTGGTGATGGATGCGACCAACAACCTGATTGATGAGGTTTATCAGGATGACCCGAAACTCGTTGCCATCGTTGGCCGTAAACTGCTGGCCGACAAATATTTCCCGCTGGTGAACAAACCTCAGGAAAACAGCGAGGCGCTCGCGGCAGATATCATCATCAGCCAGAAGCGAATCGGCAACCTGCCTGCTGTGCGTGTGCCGTACTTCCCGGCGAATGCCGTGTTAGTGACCACGCTGGAAAACCTCTCTATCTATTTTATGGATGAGAGCCACCGCCGCAGCATTGATGAAAACCCGAAAAAAGACCGTGTGGAAAACTACGAGTCGATGAATATCGACTATGTGGTCGAGGCGTATGCCGCCGGGTGCCTGCTGGAAAACATCACCCTGGGCGATTTCACCGCACCTGCAGCACCGGAAAGCGGAGCCTAAACCATGACGAGTCCCGCACAGCGTCACATGATGCGGGTCTCGGCCTCTCAAGCCGCGCAGCGGGAGCAAGCCCCGCTGCGCCATGCAACCGCCTATGAGCAGATGCTGGTTAAGCTGGCCGATGACCGTCGCACGTTAAAAAACATCCGTTCAAACGAACGTAAAGCCGAGAAAAAGCGCGAGCTGCTGCCGTTCTATGCGCCGTGGGTCGCCGGTGTGCTGGCTGATGGCCGTGGTGCGCAGGATGACATTGTCATGACCGTCATGCTGTGGCGTCTCGATGCCGGTGATATCGCTGGCGCGCTGGAAATTGCCCCCTACGCGCTGAAATACGGCCTCACTTCTGACCATCGCCGCACCACACCTTACATGCTGGTTGAGGAAGTGGCACTTGCCTCGCAGCGTCTGCGCGATGCCGGTGAGTCTGTCGACCTTTCCTGGCTGCAGACCACTATCGACCTGACCGACGGCGCAGACGTTCCCGATATGGTGCGCGCCCGTCTGCATAAGGTGACAGGCCTGACCCTGCGTGATGCCGGTATGAATGCAGAGGCGCTGGCGCAGTTTCAGCGCGCGATGCAGCTCGACCGCAATGCCGGTGTGCGCAAGGAGATTGAGCGACTGGAACGGGCATTGAAGCCAAAGCCAGAGGCCGCACCCCGTAAAACGACTAAACCGCGCACGCGCAAACCTGCCACCAGACCGGCAGCAAAGCGCGGGCGTCCACCAAAGGCGGCAAAACCGCCGGTTAACTGAACGCTCCCCGAGCCGGGCGGCACGCCGGTCAAAGCAGGCAAAGACCTGACGGCGACCGGCGTCCACCGCCCAACCTGATGAGGTTGTCATGACGACAGTGATACTGAACCAGCCCGATGAACCGCAGGACGTACCGGGCGTGGTGATTCCCGCACCGGAGACGGGCGGTGCAGTGATTAAAAACACGTTCTTTTTCCCTGATGTGGATCCGAAGCGCGTGCGCGAACTGATGCGCCTTGAGCAGACGGTTTCCGATGCGCGCCTGCGCAATGCCATCAAGACCGGCATGGCCGAGACCAATGCGGAGCTTTACGACTACCGGCTGCGCCAGACTGCCGCCGGGTTTAAGCAACTGGCCGACGTGCCTGCCGAGGAAATCGACGGCGAGAATGTGCGCGTTTTCCACTACCTCAGCGCCGTGACGGCGATGGCGACCGCCACCCTGTATGAGCGTTATCGCGGCGTTGAGGCCACCGGCAAGGGTGACAAAAAAGCCGACAGTGTGGAAACCACCATTGATGACCTGTGGCGGGATATGCGCTGGTCAGTTGCGCGTCTGCAGGACAAGCCGCGCTGCATAGTGGGTCAGCTCTGATGAAAGTCAGGGCAATGCAGGGCGACACCCTCGATGCGATTTGCGCCCGGTATTACGGGCGCACTGAGGGCGTGGTCGAGACGGTGCTGCAGGCTAATCCGGGTCTGTCTGAGCTGGGAGTCATTCTGCAGCATGGTACCGAGATTGACCTGCCCGATGTGCCGTCTTCACCAGTAACTAACACTATCAATCTTTGGGAGTAAACCATGACAGAAGGGGAAAAAGGCGTCCTGTCACTGTTTGTGATTGGCGTGATGATTGTTGTCGGGAAAGTGCTGGCAGGTGGTGAGCCCATCACCCCGCGCCTGTTTGTCGGACGCATGCTGCTCGGCGGTTTCGTTTCGATGGTCGCCGGTGTTGTTCTGGTGCAGTTTCCGGATATGTCACTGCCTGCCGTGTGCGGGATTGGATCCATGCTCGGCATTGCCGGTTATCAGGTGGTGGAAATCGCCATACAGCGCCGCTTTAAGTCACAGAAAGGGGAAGACAATGCCGGTCATTAATACTCACCAGAATATCGCCGCCTTTCTGGACATGCTGGCGTATTCCGAAGGAACAGCGAACCATCCGCTGACGAAAAACCGTGGCTATGACGTCATTGTCACCGGTCTTGATGGTAAGCCAGAGATTTTCACCGATTACAGCGACCACCCTTTCGCACATGGCCGACCACCGAAAGTGTTTAATCGCCGTGGTGAGAAATCCACGGCATCGGGGCGTTACCAGCAGCTTTATCTGTTCTGGCCGCACTATAAAAAACAGCTCTCGTTGCCTGATTTCAGTCCACTGTCGCAGGACAGGCTCGCGATCCAGTTAATCCGGGAACGCGGTGCTATTGACGATATCCGGGCGGGGCGTATTGAGCGTGCTGTTTCCCGTTGTCGCAATATATGGGCGTCATTACCGGGTGCCGGTTACGGCCAGCGCGAGCACAGTCTCGAAAAGCTGGTCACTGTCTGGCGCACGGCTGGCGGGGTGGTGGCATGAAAGTCCTGATAACGCTGCTTGTGCTGGCTGTGCTCGGGTTGCTGTGGTTGCGCCATGAGAACGGCAATTTATCCCGCTCTTTTGAGGCGGCAAATCGTGTCGCGAGCGAGCAAAAGACGACGATTGGCATGCTGAAAAATCAGCTCAGTGTTGCCGGTCAGCTCGCCCGACGTAATGAATCCGCGCAGGTGGCACTGCGCGAGCAGCTCGCAAAGGCAAGTGCAGAAGCCAGCCGCCGTGAGCAGACGATAACGAGGTTACTTAATGAAAATGAAGCCTTTCGCCGCTGGTATAACGCTGCTCTGCCTGATGTTGTGCGTCGGTTGCACACCCGCCCTGCCTGCGCCAGCGCCGGTGATTGTGGTCAACGGATGCCCGAAGGTGAGCCTTTGCCCGATGCCGGGAAATGACCCGAAAACAAATGGTGACCTGAGCGCGGATATTCGCCGTCTTGAGGGCGCGCTGACTGCCTGTGCGCTGCAGGTCAAAACCGTCAAACACTGTCAGGATGAACTCGATGCAAAAGCACAAAAGCCTGCGCAAAGCGCTGATTAACGCCGTGCCGCAGCTCCGAAATAACCCCGATATGCTGCGCCTGTTTGCCGACAACGGCCATACCGATTCCCGACTGGCGAGCTCGCTGTCGTTTGAAAAGGTGTACGTGCTTAACGTGGTGGTGACTGACTTCACCGGCGACCTCGACTTGATATTTGTGCCGGTGCAGGCGTGGCTGCGTGAGCATCAGCCGGACATTATGACCACCGACGCCGGGAGGGATAAAGGATTCACCTGGATGATTGATATCAATAACGACGATTCGCTCGATATCAGTATCAGCCTGAGACTCACCGAGCGCACGCTCGTCAAAGAGGTCGACGGCGCACTGCACGTCAGCTATGCGCCGGAGCCGTCGCTGCCTGAACCCGTGACGCGCCCGGTCGAGCTGTACGTTAACGGTGAGCTGGTGAGTAAGTGGGATGAGTGAGTTAACCGCACTGCAGGAGCGCCTTGCCGGTCTGATTGCCAGCCTGTCACCGGCGGCGCGTCGTCAAATGGCGGCTGAGATTGCGAAAAAGCTGCGCGCCAGTCAGCAACAGCGCATTAAGCGGCAGCAGGCACCCGACGGCACCCCGTATGCCGCGCGAAAGCGCCAGCCGGTGCGGAGCAAGAAAGGGCGCATTAAGCGCGAAATGTTCACCAGACTGCGCACCAGTCGCTTTATGAAAGCCAAAGGCAGCGACAGTGCGGCGGTGGTGGAGTTTACCGGCAAGGTGCAGCGCATGGCGCGGGTGCATCAGTACGGGCTCAAAGACCGGCCAAACCGCAACAGCCGCGATGTGCAGTACGAGGCGCGCCCGTTGCTCGGTTTCACTCATGACGATGAGCAGATGATTGAAGACGTCATTCTCAGTCACCTCGGCAAATAAATATTGTGTGAGCCATCACCGGAGCCGCGCGAATTGGCGCGGCTCCAGACCAGAGGCATTCTTGCACTATGAATACGTTATCCACTCTACAGGAGCTCGCGCGCGCAATTCGCAACCTCATCCGCTCAGGTGTGGTGACTGAGGTCGATACCGTGCAGGGGCTGTGCCGCGTACAAAGCGGCGGGATCCAGACTACATGGCTGAACTGGCTTACTACCCGCGCCGGTCGTTCTCGTACATGGTGGGCTCCCTCGGTCGGTGAGCAGGTACTGCTGCTGGCGATTGGTGGTGAGCTTGATACCGCTTTCGTGCTGCCGGGAATTTTTTCCGACGATAACCCCGCCCCGTCAGCCTCGGCGGATGCGTGGCATGTGGTGTTCCCTGATGGCGCGGTTATGGAGTATGAGCCGGAAACCGGTGCACTGACGGTCAGCGGCATCAAAACTGCCGATGTGACGGCATCGGAGTCCATCACCGCCACCGTGCCGGTGGTGCTGGTTAAAGCGGCAGAGCGTATCACCCTCGACACCCCGGAGGTGGTCTGCACCAACAAACTGACGACGGCGACGCTTGAGGTGCGGAAAGGCGGCACCATGCGGGGAAACATCGAACATACCGGCGGTACGTTGAAATCAAATGGTGTGCAGGTTGATGACCACGGTCACGGTGGCGTGCAACGGGGCGGGAGCTGGACGGAGGGCACCAAATGACGGCGCGCTATATGGGGATGAACCGCAATACCGGCATTGCTATCCGTGACAGTGAGCATATCAGCCAGAGCATGCGCGACATTCTGCTGACGCCGGTCGGCTCGCGGGTAATGCGTCGTGAATATGGCTCGCTCCTGTCTGCGTTGATTGATATGCCGCAAACCCCGGCGCTCAGGCTGCAAATCATGGTGGCGTGCTATTCCGCGATCCAGAAGTGGGAACCACGCATCAGGCTTACATCCATCAGTTTTGAGCACGGCGACACTGGCGAAATGTATGTCGATATTACCGGGATGCGTACCGATACCGGTACGTCAGTTTCAACCACTGTTTCACTGAGTTAAACCACTATGGCAACTGTTGACCTGAGTCTGCTACCTGTTCCTGATGTGGTCGAGGAACTGGACTATGAAACTATCCTTGCGGAGCGCATTGCGACGCTGATTTCGCTCTATCCAGAAGACCAGCAGGAAGCCGTCGCCCGGACGCTCGCGCTTGAGTCTGAGCCGGTTGTTAAGCTACTGCAGGAAAACGCCTACCGTGAGGTTATCTGGCGTCAGCGTGTCAATGAGGCTGCGCGCGCAGTCATGCTGGCTTATGCCATAGACAGTGACCTCGATAATATCGGGGCGAATTTCAATGTTGAGCGCCTTGTCGTCACGCCTGCTGACGACACCACTATTCCACCCACCCCGGCAGAGATGGAACTCGACGCCGATTATCGTCTGCGCATACAACAGGCTTTCGAAGGAATGAGCGTGGCAGGCTCTACGGGGGCTTATGAATTTCATGGCCGCAGTGCTGACGGGCGTGTCGCTGATATTTCTGTTATCAGCCCATCCCCTGCGTGCGTCACGATATCAGTGCTCTCGCGTGAGAATAACGGCGCGGCGTCTGATGAACTTCTGAGCATTGTACGCAATGCGCTTAATGGTGAGGACGTGAGGCCGGTTGCTGACCGTGTAACTGTGCAGTCGGCTCAGATTGTTGATTACCAGATACGCGCAACGCTTTTCATTTATCCGGGGCCGGAAAGTGAGCCGATTCGCGCAGCAGCTGAGGCGAAGCTCAAAGCCTATGCCAGCGCTCAACACCGGTTAGGGCGGGATATTCGCCTGTCGGCCATCTATGCCGCGTTACATGTTGAGGGGGTGCAGCGTGTCGAGCTGGCGGCGCCAGTGGCTGACATTGTGCTTGATAAAACGCAGGCCTCCTTTTGCACTGACTATCAGATAGTGATTGGTGGCTCTGATGAGTGATGCGCGCCTGTTACCTGTAGGCTCATCACCTCTTGAGGTGGCTGCTGCCCGTGCCTGTGCAGATATTGAAAACACACCCATTCCGTTACGCCGTCTGTGGAGCCCTGACACCTGTCCTGCAAACCTTTTGCCGTGGCTGGCGTGGGCGTTTTCCGTTGACCGCTGGGATGAGAACTGGCCGGAAGAAACCAAGCGGGACGTTATTCGCAGTGCGTATTACATCCACTGTCACAAAGGGACGATAGGCGCTGTGCGGCGTGTGGTCGAGCCGCTCGGTTACGTCATTAACGTTACTGAGTGGTGGGAGAATGACGACCCGGCAGGCACTTTTCGTCTTGATATCGGTGTACTGGAAAGCGGTATCACCGAAGAAATGTATTTAGAAATGGAGCGGTTAATTGCGGATGCAAAACCCGCAAGCCGTCACCTGATTGGTCTGAATATTATCCAGGACATAGCGGGCTATATGTACACCGGCGGTGTGGCATATGACGGCGACATTATTACGGTTTACCCGGAAGAGTGAGGAATAATGAGCAAAAAATTCAAAACAATTATTACCACTGCCGGTGCTGAAAAGCTGGCTGCTGCCACTGTGCCGGGTGGTAAAAAAGTGAACCTTACTGCGATGGCTGTCGGTGATGGTGGCGGCACGCTGCCGGAGCCAAGCGCCGGTCAGACAACGCTCATTAATGAAGTCTGGCGTCATGCGCTGAATAAAATCAGCCAGGACAACAAAAAGAAAAACTATATCGTGGCAGAGCTGGTCATCCCTCCTGATGTGGGAGGCTTCTGGATGCGCGAGCTGGGTCTGTATGATGATGCAGGCGCGCTGATTGCCGTTGCCAATATGGCTGAAAGTTACAAGCCGAAGCTGGCCGAGGGGTCGGGGCGTGCGCAGACCTGTCGCATGGTGATTATTGTCAGCAACGTTGACTCGGTAGAGTTGTCCATTGATGCAACAACGGTGATGGCAACGCAGGATTATGTTGACGACAAACTCGCCGAGCATGAACAGTCCCGCAAACATCCTGACGCCACGCTGAACGAAAAAGGTTTTGTCCAGCTCAGCAGCGCCACCGACAGCACGTCTGAGAACCTCGCAGCGACGCCGAAAGCGGTTAAGGCGGCGTATGACCTTGCCAGTGGTAAATATACGGCTCAGGACGCGAGCACAGCGCAAAAGGGCATTGTGCAACTCAGTAGCGCAACTGATAGCAGTGACGAAGGGAAGGCTGCAACCCCGAAAGCGGTTAAGGCTGCGTATGACCTTGCGAATGGTAAATATACAGCTCTGGATGCGAGCACAACGCAAAAGGGTATTGTTCGCCTCAACAGTGCAATTGACAGTGATGCTGAAAATCTTGCAGCGACATCGAAAGCAGTAAAAATAGCGATGGAAAATGCAAATGCAAGACTCGCTAAAGACAGAAATGGCGGTGACATTCCTAATAAGCAGTTATTTATTCAAAACATAGGCATGCAGGATACTGTAAATAAGGCTGACGGAGCTATTCAGAGGTCTGGCGACAACATGACAGGCCCTCTTGGTCTCACACGAACATCCTCCTTTGGTGTGGCTACTGAGAACGCGCTAGGTGGAAATTCCATTGCCATCGGTGACAGCGATTCAGGGTTTAAGTCAAATGGTGACGGTAACATTGCGCTGATGGCAAATGGTGTTCTTGCCGGGTATTTTTCGGAAAATGAATTACAGCACCGGAAAAAAATGCTGACAAAAATTTTTCAGGCCATTGCAGAAAACAACTGGACGGAAGGTGCCGGAGGTTTTGGTTCGCAACTTGGAAGTGGCGCACCTTTTATCAGTCCGCGAATAACCCGACCAAATGATGACAACAATTATTTCCCTTTCTGGAAGCAAATTGTCTCTCTTGTCTCTGGTTATCCCGTTGCCGCTTCAATGGGGTTAATGACGACCGGGAAAACAAATTTCCCTCAGATTGTTATTCATGCGAAAACAGATTTTGATGTCAATGACAAGCTATGGGTTTTTGATGTGGCATCAGGAGAGTTCAGAAGCCCAGGCCGTTTGTTAGGTACTGAAATATTTCTTTCAGGAAAGACGCGAATTGCGGCCGATGGAAACATTAACAGTGATGTATGGGGCGGCTGGCTGAGTGATTATTTAAACAATACCTATAATAAAAAAAATACGGCAACACTGGGGTTCTCAGGCTGGAGCCGTGATGAGTCAACGGGGCTGATTATGCAGTGGGGTAACGTGGATAACGCTAACGGAACCTACTCATTTCCACGGGCATTCAGTGATACCTGTTTTGCTGTCTTTGCGACGAACAAAGACGGACAGGGTGGTGCTATTGATAATGCTTATGGCTATCCGGTAAGCAAAACGCAATTCCGTCTGGCCTGTAAGGCGAACTCTGGCGCTGATACAGCATACGGCATTTCATGGTTTGCACTGGGGTACTGATAATGACTGAACAATATTACTACAGCTATTCGGCGAAAGGTTTTTTCTGGCTGTGTGAAGATGAGCTAAAGGGGAATGATATTCCCGCTGACCTTATACCCGTCAGCGAGGAAGAGCACGCCGCAATGTTTCTTGGTCAGGAACGGGGTAAATACATTAACCATACGCCTGATGGACCAGTTCTGGTTGACCAGCCGGATTACTCGCCAGAAGAACTCATTGCGCAGGCGGAAAGCAAAAAGTCACGTCTGATGCAGACGGCTAACGCAGAGATTGCCCCATTGCAGGATGCAGTTGATTTGGGGATTGCGACGACAAAAGAGATTGCCGCGTTGTCTGAATGGAAGAAATACCGGGTTATGCTGATGCGTATTGATTGTCGGGCGATTCCTGATATTAACTGGCCTGACGCACCGGTATGAAAGAAGCGGGTTAAACCCGCTTTCTTTTTACCCTGCTGTTGTATCACCCCTTGCCCAACGCCGACAAATAGCCCACCGTTACAGCACAACAGAAAATACGCTCACCCCTTAACCACGGAGTTAACCGGATGAGTGATTTTCACCACGGCGTACAGGTGCTTGAAATTAACGACGGCACCCGCGTCATTTCCACTGTTTCGACCGCTATCATCGGCATGGTCTGCACGGCAAGTGATGCGGATGCGAAGCTATTCCCCCTCAATGAGCCGGTACTGATTACCAATGTGCAAAGCGCCATTGCGAAAGCCGGTAAAAAAGGCACGCTGGCAGCCTCTCTGCAGGCCATCGCCGACCAGGCTAAACCTGTCACTATTGTTGTGCGCGTTGCCGAAGGTACCGGCGACGACGCAGAAGCGCAGACCGTTACCAACATCATCGGTGGCACGGATGAGAACGGCAAATACACCGGTATTAAAGCGCTGTTGACTGCCGAAGCGGTTACCGGCGTTAAGCCGCGTATTCTCGGCGTGCCGGGTCTCGATACACAGGAGGTGGCGGTCGCACTTGCGTCAGTCGCTATCAAACTACGCGCATTTTGCTATGTCAGCGCGTGGGGCTGTAAAACCATTTCCGAGGCGATGGCCTATCGCGAGAATTTCAGCCAGCGCGAACTGATGGTCATCTGGCCTGACTTCCTCGCATGGGATACCACCGCAAACGCCACTGCCACGGCATACGCCACCGCCCGCGCACTCGGTCTGCGTGCCTACATCGACCAGACTATCGGCTGGCACAAAACGCTGTCTAACGTTGGCGTACAGGGCGTCACTGGCATCAGTGCCTCAGTCTTTTGGGATTTGCAGGCATCCGGCACCGATGCTGACCTGCTCAACGGGGCCGGAGTCACAACGCTGGTTCGCAAGGATGGTTTCCGCTTTTGGGGAAACCGCACCTGCTCTGATGACCCGCTTTTCCTGTTTGAGAACTACACACGCACCGCGCAGGTACTGGCCGACACGATGGCTGAGGCGCACATGTGGGCGGTCGATAAACCCATCACTGCATCGCTCATCCGTGACATTGTCGACGGTATTAACGCCAAATTCCGCGAGCTGAAATCTAACGGTTACATCGTGGACGGTGAATGCTGGTTCGATGAGGAATCGAATGACAAGGAAACCCTCAAGGCCGGGAAACTGTATATCGACTACGACTATACACCGGTTCCCCCACTGGAAAGCCTGACCCTGCGCCAGCGTATCACCGATAAATATCTGGTGAATCTGGCCGAATCGGTCAACAGCTAAGGAGCCTGAAACAACATGGCACTACCCCGCAAACTTAAATATCTGAACATGTTCAATGACGGCCTTAGCTATATGGGCGTTGTTGAATCCGTGACGCTGCCGAAGCTGACCCGCAAGCTCGAAAACTATCGCGGCGGCGGCATGAATGGCGCGGCGGCGATTGACCTCGGCCTCGACGATGATGCACTTACCGTCGAATGGTCTGTCGGTGGCCTGCCTGATGTGGCGCTGTGGGCGCAGTATGCCGCGCCGGGTGCTGATGCCGTGCCGCTGCGTTTTGCTGGCTCTTACCAGCGTGACGACACTGGCGAAATCGTGGCAGTCGAGGTGGTCATGCGTGGCCGTCATAAAGAAATCGACGGCGGCGAGAATAAGCAGGGTGAAAACACCTCGACCAAACTGTCGACCGTTTGCACCTATTACCGCCTCACGATTGATGGTAGCGACATTATCGAAATCGACACCGTCAACATGGTCGAGAAGGTGAACGGCGTCGACCGTCTGGAACAGCACCGCCGCGCAATCGGGCTACTGTAATTCCCTGACCGGTCAGCACCGCTGGCCGGTTATTACTCCCATTCAAAGCAGAGAAAAAACATCATGGCAAAAGCACCACGCAAAACCCCTGAATTTGTTGACCCGGCTGGCAATGAAATTGACACCGTAAACCCGAATGTCGTGACCCTCGACAAGCCGATTAAGCGTGCTGGTCAGACGATTGAAAAGGTCACCCTGATTGAACCGAACGCAGGCACCCTGCGCGGCGTCAGTCTGGCGGCAGTGGCGCAGTCCGAGGTCGATGCGCTGATTAAGGTGCTGCCCCGCATGACCTACCCGGCACTCACCACGCAGGAACTTACCGCAATGAACCTGCCCGATATGCTGTCACTGGCCGCTAAGGTGATTGGTTTTTTGTCACCGGCTTCGGCGGAATAGACTTCCCGCCCGACCTGTCGACCGATGACCTGATGGCGGATATCGCAGTGATATTCCACTGGCCGCCATCAGAGCTCTATTCCCTGAGCCTGTGCGAGCTCATCACATGGCGCGAAAAGGCGCTGCAGCGTAGCGGAAACCACAATGAGTAATAACCTGAGGCTTGAGGTATTGCTGAAAGCGGTCGACCAGGCGACCCGACCGCTTAAATCTATCCAGACCGCGAGTAAAACCCTGTCGGGTGATATTCGCACCACACAAAAAGGGCTGCGTGACCTGAATGGTCAGGCGTCGAAAATCGACGGCTTTCGTAAGACAAGTGCGCAACTGGCCGTAACCGGTCAGGCGCTTGAAAAAGCGAAACGTGAAGCCGAGGAGCTTGCCACCCAATTTAAAAATACCGAACGGCCAACGCGTGCGCAGGCGCAGGTGCTTGAATCGGCAAAACGTGCGGCTGATGGTCTGCAGGTCAAATACAACAGCCTCACCGAGTCGGTAAAACGCCAGCAACGCGAACTGGGTGCTGCCGGAATCAATACCCGCAACCTTGCTAATGACGAGCGAGGATTAAAAAACCGCATCAGTGAAACGACAGCACAACTCAACCGGCAGCGCGAGGCGCTGGCGAAGGTCAGCGCACAGCAGGCGCACTTAAACCGCGTGAAAGAACGATATAAATCAGGTAAGGAGCTTGCCGGTAACATGGCCGCAGCAGGCGCTGCCGGGGTAGGTATTGCGACAGCGGGAACGATGGCCGGGGTTAAATTGCTGATGCCCGGTTATGACTTTGCGCAGAAAAATTCCGAGCTGCAGGCTGTGCTCGGGGTCGATAAGCAGTCGCCAGAAATGGAGGCGTTACGCAAACAGGCACGCCAGCTCGGTGACAATACCGCCGCTTCTGCAGATGATGCAGCCAGTGCGCAAATTATCATTGCAAAAGGTGGCGGTGATGCGGCAGCTATAGCGGCCATGACACCTGTGACTCTCAACCTGTCACTTGCGAACAGAAAAACAATGGAGGAAAACGCGCAACTGTTGATGGGGACAAAAGCCGCCTTTCAGCTTTCTAATGACGCGGCTGCGCATATCGGTGATGTTCTTTCAACCACGATGAACAAAACCACCGCTGATTTTCAGGGACTAAGTGACTCATTAAGTTACCTTGCCCCTGTTGCGAAAAATGCTGGAGTGAGTCTTGAACAAGCGGCGGCGATTACCGGCACACTTCATGATAATAACATCAGGGGGTCAATGGCTGGGACGGGCGGCGCTGCTGTTATAACGAGACTACAGGCACCCACAGGCAAAGCATACGATGCTCTCAAGGAGTTGGGAGTTAAAACCTCGGACAGCAAAGGCAATACGCGCCCATTATTTACCATCCTGAAAGAAATGCAGGCCAGTTTTAAGCGCAACAATCTTGGTACCTCACAAAAGGCCGAGTACGTGAAAACGATATTCGGCGAGGAGGCTATGAAGTCTGCAAGTGTCCTTATGGCGGCAGCAGCAAGCGGAAAACTCGATAAGCTAACTGCCACGATAAAGGATTCAGACGGTAAAACAGAGGAACTGGTCAAGGTTATGCAGGATAACCTCGGCGGCGACTTTAAAGAGTTTCAATCCGCTTATGAGGCCGTCGGCACCGACCTCTACGACCAGCAAGATAGCTCATTGCGTCAGCTAACTCAGACAGCAACGCGGTATGTGCTAAAGCTTGATGACTGGATCAAAGACAACAAGGAGTTAGCGGAAACTATCGGCATCATCGCCGGTGGTGCACTGGCTCTGATTGGTATCATCGGCGGTATTGGCCTCGTTGCGTGGCCGGTTGTTATGGGGATTAACGCCATTATCGCTGCTGCTGGCGTGCTGGGTACGGTCTTTACTGTCACCGGAGGTGCCATTGTGACCGCACTCGGCGCGATTACCTGGCCGATTGTCGCAGCGGGGGCGGCGATTGTGGCCGGGGCGCTACTCATCCGTAAATATTGGGAGCCCATCAGCGCATTTTTCTCGGGAGTGATTGAGGGCATCATGAGCGCCTTTGCCCCTGTCGGGGAAATGTTCGCTCCACTGGCTCCCATTTTTGATGGTCTCGGCGAGAAACTGCGCGGTGTCTGGCAGTGGTTTAAAGACCTGATAGCACCGGTCAAGGCCACGCAGGAAACGCTCGATAGCTGCAAAAATGTTGGCGTCATATTTGGTCAGGCGCTAGCCGATGCTCTGATGTTGCCTCTGAATATTTTCAATAAGCTGCGTGGTGGCCTCGATGTAATTCTCGAAAAACTAGGCCTCGTTAAAAAAGAATCGAGCAGCATTGATAAGGAAACAGCGAAAGTACCGCCGGTTGGTCAGGGTGGAGGATATATTCCGACGACCAGTTCGCTTGGTGGATATCGGGCTTATCAGCCCGTCACGGCTCCCGCTGGCCGTACCTACATTGACCAAAGCAGCCCAACCTATCAAATCACCCTGTCGGGTGGTGGCGCTCCGGGCGGTCAGTTGGGTAATCAGTTGCAGGATGCGTTAGAAAAGTATGAACGCGACAAGCGAGCCAAAGCCCGCGCCAGCATGATGCACGATTGAGGAGACACAGCTTATGATGCTTGCACTAGGAATGTTTGTGTTTGAACGCCGCACCCTGCCTTATCAGTCGATGCAACACTCGAAGGGTTACCGCTGGGTGTCTAATGACAGGGTTGGTAAACCTCCCGCTTATCAGTTTCTCGGTGAGGGGGAAACCTCCATTCAGCTTGCCGGTACACTTTACCCTGCCATTACCGGTGGCCGTATATCACTGAGGGCTGTTGAACTGATGGCCGACGAGGGCAGAGCGTGGCCGCTGATTGAGGGTACCGGCAATATCCTCGGGATGTATATCGTCGATAAAGTCTCGACTACACACACCGAGTTTTTCAGTGATGGCGCGGCCAGAAAGATTGATTTCACACTTTCGCTGAAACGGGTCGACGAATCACTGGCGGCGATGTTTGGCGACCTGAATAAGCAGGCAGGCGAACTGCTTGGCTCTGCCGGTAATCTGACCGATAAGCTGCAGGGTATGCTCGGAGGGCTGACCGCATGATGACGGGCATGACCATTGACGCCGGGGCAAGCCTTGCACCGGCATTTATGCTGACACTGAACAGCCAGGACATTACCAGCAATTTTAGTGACCGGTTGATTTCTCTCACTATGACCGACAACCGGGGTTTTGAAGCTGACCAGCTAGACATTGAGCTCGACGATACTGACGGCAAAGTCGAGTTACCACTGCGCGGCGCGGTGCTGACGCTGTGGCTTGGCTGGCAGGGTTCGGCACTTCTGAATAAGGGCGATTTCACGGTTGATGAGATTGAGCACCGAGGCGCGCCTGATACGCTGACCATTCGTGCGCGTAGCGCAGATTTTCGCGGAACACTCAATTCACGGCGTGAGGAATCATGGCACGACACCACTCTCGGTGAGCTGGTCAGCGCCATCGCAAAACGCAATAAACTGACGGCCAGCGTCGCGGATTCGCTGAAAAAAATCCCGGTACCGCATATTGACCAGTCGCAGGAGTCCGACGCAGTATTTTTGACCAGACTGGCTGAGCGCAACGGGGCGGCAGTATCAGTGAAAGCGGGGAAATTGCTGTTTCTGAAAGCCGGTAGCGCAGTGACGGCCAGCGGTAAACCCGTCCCACAAATGACACTGACCCGCGGTGATGGTGACCGTCATCAGTTTGCCATTGCCGACCGTGGGGCTTATACCGGCGTAACGGCAAAATGGTTGCACACCAAAGACCCTAAGCCGCAAAAGCAAAAGGTAACGCTGAAACGTAAACCAAAAGAGAAGCACCTGCGCGCACTGGAACACCCGAAAGCAAAGCCGGTCAGCAAAAAGACAAAAGCCAAAAAAGAGCAGGAAGCGCGCGAGGGTGAGTATATGGCCGGTGAGGCTGATAACGTGCTGGCGCTGACGACGGTCTACGCTTCAAAGGCTCAGGCGATGCGAGCAGCTCAGGCTAAGTGGGATAAGTTGCAGCGAGGCGTTGCGGAGTTTTCAATTACGCTGGCGCTCGGTCGAGCTGATTTATTCCCTGAGACACCAGTGCGCGTGTCGGGCTTTAAGCGTGTCATAGATGAGCAGGCATGGTTAATCAGTAAGGTAACTCACAATCTGAATAATAATGGATTCACGACGGGCTTAGAGCTTGAGGTTAAGCTCTCCGATGTGGAGTACAGCTCAGAGGAAAGCGAAAGCTGA